CGACGACCCGACCAACGGATATCAGGAGTTCATCTACGGCCGCGCTGATGGTGCGGTGACGGGTGCCGGCTACCTGTGCGTCGAGGAGACGGGTTTCGACTTCGTCATGGCCACCACGACCACGACCGCCCCTGGCGCGTCGGGTCCTGGCTCTCGTTGCGGCGCGGCTCAGGCCGTCATGGCTGACAACGAGTACGGCTGGTTCCAGATCTACGGCAAGGGCAGCGTTCGCACGCTGGCCAGCGCCGCCAAGGGGACCCAACTCAACAGCACCGCCACGGGCGGCGCGGTTGATGACGACGCCACCGCGGGCTCTGAAAGCATCAGCGGCCTGGTTCTGGGTACGGCCACGGGCGGCGCTGCAGCAACCAACGCTGACGCGCTGTTCTCGTACCCGGTTGTTGGCCGGACGCTGTAACACCCCCCAAGAAGAAGGAGAACAGCATGCAACCCACGACTTCCACTGTGTTTGATGAACCCACGCACCTGGCCAGGCCAGATGAGTCTCGGTACGCGCACGATGCGCGGCTGTACGTGGAGTTCTTGCGTGAGCCTGTCATGCACCCCGGCAAGAGCCGGGAGGCTGGCCGGGCTGTGTACGAGGAGCGGGACTTTATCCGCATCCACGTGCCTGGCGACAAGACCTCGGTCATCTACCGCCAGGTCACTGAGCAGGACGCCCAGCGCTTTGCTGACCGCTACCAAAAGTGGAAGTCTGGCCAGCAGGACGCGGTGGTCGGCACGCCGCTGACCGCCCTGCCTGGCATGACCCCGTCGAAGGTCGAGGAGTACCGCTACTTCAAGATCGTCACGGTGGAGCAGCTGGCCGACGCGCCTGACAACCTGGGGCAGAAGTTCATGTCCTTCCAGGCTGACAAGCAGCGCGCCAAGGCCTTCATGGAGGTGGCGGCCAACAACGCCCCCATCGAGCGCATGAACGCCGAGCTGCAGAAGCGCGACGCGGAGATTGAGAACCTGCGCACGATGGTCGAGGCCCTGCAGGCCCAGGCCAAGCCTGGTAAGCGCGCCGTGGCCGCGGAGCCGCTCGCAGCCTGAGGAAGGGTAGGGTATGGCCTTCCAGATCGTCAACGAGTCAACCCTCTCGGCCATCGTCCAGAACGTGGCCGGGATGGTGGCTTTCCCCATCCCCTCTGATCCTGCCGGTAGCACCGACCCAGCGGTGCAGCAGATGGTGCAGGCCGTCAACATGTCCGGCATCGAGTTGCTGTCCATGTACGACTGGCAGGAGCTGGTCAAGAACTACGAGATCTCGATCCTGCAGGACACCAGCGGGCAGAAGGAGAAGTCCTTCGACATGCCCGAGGACTTCTACGACTGGATCGACCAGACCAACTGGAACGCGACGACGCAGTTCCCGTCGCTGGGACCGGTGTCGCCGCAGATGTGGCAGCAGCTGCTGATCCGCACGACGCTGCCCACGCTGTCGTTCTACTGGCAGGTGCGGGACAACAAGATCTACGTCCTGGCACCGCCGTCTGCACCGCAGACGATGAACTTCTTCTACCTGTCGCAGGCCTGGGTCCGCGACCAGGATGACAGCACGCTGTACAAGAACCGCGTCACCAAGAACGGCGACGTGACCCTGCTCGACCCGACGCTGGTGACGCTGTACACCCGCGTGAAATGGCTTGAGATGAAGGGCCTGGACAGCTCGGCGGCCATGCGCGACTTCCAGGTGAGCTTTGAGAACCGCAAGGGCGCCGAGAAGGGCGCACCGGTGCTCAGCATGGCGCGGGACTTCCGCTTCCCCTACATCCAGCCGCTGATCAATACGCCTGACACGGGCATGGGGGCCTGACGTGCCTCTGGTGCCGCTGAAGCCCTTCAAGGTGCCGCGAAGGGCGGCCGCCTCGCAGGTGGCGCAGTCCGCGATCATCCCGGCGCCGGTGGGGGGCCTGAACTACCGCGACCCGATCAGCGCCATGGACCCGCGCGACGCGCTGGTGCTGACCAACCTGATCCCGGGGCAGCAGGGCGTGGAGCTGCGCCGCGGCTGGGCCGAGTTTGCCGACGCTGTTGAGGTGGCCGGCGTGGCGCAGTCGGTGGAGGCGGTGTTCTCCTACAAAGCGCCGAGTTCCGGTGACGACAAGGTGTTCATGGCCGCCAACGGCAACATCTACGACGTCACTGCAGGCGGCACGCCGACCGTGGCCGTCACGGGCACCGGCAGCACCGACGACGAGTGGTGGACGACGCAGTTCTCCACCGCGGCTGACACTTTCTTGCTGGCCGTCTCGCCTGGCGCCGGCTACTGGACCTACAGCACAAGTTCGGGCTGGGTCGATCGCACGGCCACGGTGACCAACATGACCACCGCAGCGCGGACGGTCATGGTCTGGAAGCGCCGCGTCTGGTTCACGTTCCAAGACGACCCCAACGTCTACTACATGAACGCGGTGGACGCGATCACTGGCACGGTGACGTCGTTCCCCATGGGCTCGCTGCTGCGCAACGGCGGCTACGTGTCGGCCATGGTCAACTGGACCAACGACGCCGGCATCTCGGTGGACGACTACCTGGTGGTGATCGGCACCGAGGGCGATGTGGGCGTGTGGCAGGGCACCGACCCCACCAGCGCGGCCACGTTTGAGCTCAAGGGGGTCTGGTACGTGGGCCCGGTGCCGCTGCACGGTAGGTTCTTCACCACGTTCGGCGGCGACGTGATGATCGTCTCGCAGCTCGGCCTGGTGCCGATGTCGCGCCTGTTCACGGGCCAGTTCAGCGTAGACAACCAGAACGTCGGCCCCGCGGCCAAGATCCAGACGGTCTTCGCGCCCCTGGTGCGCAGCCTGCGCGACGAGAAGTTCTGGAACGTTTTTGTGGTGCCGTCCTCTGACGTGCTGGTGATCTCGCTGCCTGTGGATGGCGATGTCTACCGGCAGTTCGCCATGAACGTCACCACCGGGGCCTGGTGCAGCTTCGATGGCATGCCCATCCGCAGCGCGGCGGTCATCGGTGGTGAGCTGTACTTCGGACAGGCCAACGGCACCACCTGCAAGGGGCTAATCGGCGATCTGGACGGCGTGGCGATCGACAACACCGGCGGGTCCTATGTGCTCGGCGAGGTGCAGTGTTCCTTCAACGCGTTTGGCACGCCGGGGCAGTTGAAGAAGTTCAGCATGGCCCGGCCGATCTTCTTCGGGCCGGCGGCGCCGAGCGCGCAGTTGACGATCAACACCCAGTACGCCTTCAAAGACACGGCGGGGGCGCCTGCGTTCTCTGACCCAGGCGCTGCGGTGTGGGATTCAGGCATCTGGAGCCAGGCGGTCTGGGTGACCAACAACAGCTACGAGGCCTGGTTCGGAGTGGCCGCTCTGGGCTACTACGGATCGCTGCGCATGAAGCTGCGCGGCCTGCCGGGCACGTCGTTCCTGTCGGCGCACGTGCTCAGTGAAATTGGTGGGGTGATGTGATGGCAACTGCGGCGAATCCGTTCTTTGTAAATGCCGGCTCTACAGCAGATCAGAAAGCGGCTGATTACAGCCGCCTGCTGTCGTCTGGCATGAGTGACACACAGATCCGTGACGCTGCCAACAACTTCTTCGGCCAGCAAACTGATGCTGATTGGTCGTACCTGCAGAACCTTGCACAGCAGCCGACGTCTGCTCCAAGTGGGCAGGTGCCGTACCAGAGCGCGCTGATTGAGTCGCTGAGGGGTGCATCGCCTGGCTTCACCAGCAACAACCCGGGCGTGACGATGCTGGCCAACCCGGCCAACAGCAAGACCGTCATCGACTTCAAGCGTGCGCCGCCCCCCGCGCCATTCTTCCCGCCTGGTCCTCCGGTCGGGCCTCCGTTGCCGCCCGCGCCCACGCCGGCCCCTGCGCCTCCTCCTTCTGGAGGCGGTGGAGGCGGCGGTGGTTCGGTGACACCTGGGCCCATAGTGATTGGGCCCAACCCTGGGCTGGGGAGTGTGCAGAATCAAGACGATCCCGTTTTTCCTGGGCCTGATGATCCCGTTTTGCCTGGGCCTGATGACTTTGTTGGCCCTCCAGATCCAGATCCACCGCCGCCAGATGACGGAGTAGCGGATCCATTCCCTGTTTCTGATCCGCCGCCGCTAGATGCGGTGGATCTGCCGCCACTGGGGGACCCCAACCCACCGCGTGATCCTGATCCTCCGCCCCCTCCGCTGGTTACAGACGAGGTGGAATTGGACCTCCCCGACTACACCGACGACCTGTGGCCGCCGATTGATCTAGATCCGCGTGATCCTGGCCCACGTGAGGCTGACCCTGACCCGGATGTGCCCGACTACACCGACGACCTGGGCACGCCGATTTACGACGAGATCCCCGAGGGCGAGATTGACGTCAAGACCGGCGTCACCGACGCCTATCAGGACGCCCGTGATGCGTTGGTGAATGCCGACACGGTCACGCAGTTAGATGACCCGCTCGACGAGCTGGGCGACATTGATCTTGAGGAAGTGCTGCTGGACGTGCCACCTGTGCCCACGCCTGACAGCTCAGGTGATGGGAGCGGCAGCAGCGGCGGCGGCGTTGGCGACGTGTACGTCAGGCCTTCTGTGCCAGTTGGTTCTGTCTCCGACAACCCGCTGGACGAGTGGGACTGGATCGAGCTGGAAGAACCCGAGATCCCTCTGCCTGAGATCCCTGCGTCCAACGCAGGCTACAGCTTCTCCGACGCAGATCTGATGGACTTCCTGTTCGGCGATCTTGGCGGTGGTGGCGGCGGTGCTTGGAACAACTTCAACGTGATCTCACTGGAATGAAGCTGGTCACCGATCAACCCGATCAGTACCCGGTCATCTGGCAGTGGATGAACCGGCGCACGCGGCTGCCTTGGAGCACCGACCTGCGCACGATCGCGTCGATGCGCGACGACGGCACCATCGCCTGCGCCGTGGGCTTCAACGCCTGGACCCACAGTGCCTGCTGGATTCACGTCGCGTTCGACAACGAGCACGGCCTGACGCGGCAGCTGTGGCAGGCGGCCTTCCGCTACCCGTTCATCGACTGCGGGATGGAGGCCATCTACGGCCTGACGCCCAAGGCGCTGGACGAGGCCCTGGCCATGAATGACAAGCTGGGCTTCCGACGTGTCGCGGAGACAATCGACAGTGTGATGTTTGAAATGAAGGCCGACGAGTGTCGGTGGCTGAAAGGAGTGAGACATGGGCGGCAAAGGCAGCGCACCTGCAGCGCCTGACTACCTCGGCGCGGCTACCGCGCAGGCTCAGGCATCGGAGAAGGCCACGACGGCGCAGAACTTTGCGAACCGTCCGACCATCAACACGCCCTTCGGCGGTCAGTCCTGGACCACTGGCAGTCAGATTGACCCAGCAACCGGGCAAAGGGTCACCACCTGGACGCAGAACACCACGCTGGCGCCAGGCCTGCAGTCCGCGCTCAACGCGCAGATCAACCTGCAGAACGATCGCAGCCAACTTGCCAGTGGGTTCATGGATCGGGTGGCCGAGGAGTACGCCAAGCCCTTTGACTACGCCAACCTGCCGCAGATGGCCATGGCCAACGCGCCGGCTAGCCTGGGCACGTCGCTGACCGACTACACCCCGGGCCTGACCACCGGGTTCAATTTCGGCGGCGCTATTCCGCAGGTGGACTCGAGCTACCGAGACACGGTGGCCAACCAGCTCATGCAGCGCATGCAGCCGGTGCATGACTACCAGCAGAACCAGCTCGAGACGCGCCTGGCCAACCAGGGCTTCACGGTGGGCAGCGAGGGCTACAAGCGGGCCTTGGATGAGCTCAACCAGAGACAGGCGGGCGAGCGCTTCCAGGCACTAGACCAGAGCGGCAACGAGATGCAGCGCCTGTTCGGCATGCAGATGCAGTCGCAGAACACCGGCTACAACCAGAACATGGGCGCCGCGCAGTTCCAGAACCAGGCCCTTGGCCAGGCCGCCGCCCTGGACCAGTCGCGCCTGCAGGCCCAGAACGCGGCCATGGGGCAGCAGCAGAACCTGAACCAGTCCTACGCCGACGCGCAGAACCGCGTGCGCCAGCAGGCCATTGCGGAGCAGATGCAGCGCCGCAGCATGAGCCTGAACGAGATGAACGCGCTGCTGAGTGGCCAGCAGGTGCAGATGCCTCAGATGCCGTCGTTCAACCCCTCCGGCCGCGCCGAGACGCCCAACATCCTGGGCGCCACGCAGATGGGCTACGACGCGCAGCTCGGCGCCTACAACGCGCAGAACGCGGCCTTCGGCAACCTGCTAGGCGCGGGCGCGCAGCTGGGCTCAGCGGCGTTCATGTTCTCTGACCGGCGCCTGAAGTCCAACATCAAGCGCGTGGGCACTCATCCCATCGGGGTGGGCATTTACACGTACACAATGATGGGAATGCCACAACGCGGTGTGATTGCCCAAGAGGTTGAGGCTGTGCGCCCTGACCTGGTCAAGCGCCACGCCAACGGCTACCTGCAGGTGAACTACGGAGGCCTGTGATGAATGACGATCTGATGTTCGATTACCTGCTGCAGATGGGCGCCATGCGCCCTGAACAGGAGGAGCTCAAGCGCAAGCAGGCCATGGTCGAAGCCCTGCGCGGCCAGGCCATGACGCCGATGCAAGGCCAGATGGTGGGCAAGCACTACGTGGCGCCCGGCATCGCCAACGCCATCGCCCAGATGGGCACGGCCTACATGGCCGGGCAACAGCAGAAGGGCTTGGACAGCAGCGCGATGGACTTCAACAGTCGGCAGCGCGCCGCGCTGGAGGAAATGCGGCGCCGTCGGCGGCCCCAGATGCCGGGCGCCTACGGCATGCCAGACACGGGCGACGGCCCGGCCTACTGAGGGTTCGCCATGAACGACCTGACCTTTGCTGAGGACGTGCAGGAGCGCAAGCGGCGCATGCTGCCCATGGCGCTGGGCGTCATGGACTCGCCTGACGGCACGCTGACCAACACCGTGCAGCCGGGCCGGGCCCTGCCGTCTGCGATGCGAGCGCGCCTGGGCAAGGTGCAGAGCCAACTGGACGATCTGGACAGCCAAGAGGTGGACACCTCCGCGCTGCAAGCCTTCGCACGGCAGCAGGGCGAGAGCGGCCAGACGGCCATGCTCAACGCCTTGGCGGCCCAGTACGCAGGGGAGAACTTCCAGCCGGTGCAGGCGCAGTTCCTCAAGCGCGCCGCGGCCGCGGCTGAGCCGATGAAGATCGGCGGCGGCATGATGACCCCGCAGGGCCAGTTCGTGAAGGACCCGTTTGCTCAGCGGGACCAGCGGCGCACGGCGCTGGAGCGCCAAGCGCTGGGGCTGGAGAAGCTGGCCACTGAGGAGGAGCGCACTGCTCAGGCGCGAGAGGACAGGAAAGCGCAGCAGGACATCGTCAACGAGTTCACGCGCCAAGGGAGGAGCTTGCAAGAACGGATGTTTGAGTGGCGGAAGGCTGATGCCGCCAACAAGTCTGAGGATCACAGCAAGACCTGGCGCGCTGAGGACAACTTGCGGAATGACTTCGACAAGCTGACCAAGGACTTGCGCGAGGAGGTGAACGCTACCAGCAGGATCACGCAGATCGTGTCGGCCACGCCGCCGGGACAGAAGCCTGACGCGATCACGCAGCAGTCGCTGGTAATCCTGCTGAACAAGTTTCAGGACCCCACCTCGGTGGTGCGCGAGGGCGAGTTCGACCGGGTGGTGAAGGCGCAGGGCCTAATCGGCCAGGCGGCTAACCTCAAAGACCGCATCCTGCTGGGCCAGCCCCTGGACGCGAACACGATCAAGCAGATCAACGGCCTCGCGCAGCTTTTTTCGCAGGCTGCCAACCAGAAGATTCAGGGCATCGCCACCAACTACTCCGACATTGCCCGCAAACGAAACCTCGACGTCAGCAGCGTCATCAGCGACCCGCGCTATCGCGGCGGTGGCGCACCTGCTGGCAATTCCCCGGCTGGCGTTGACCCCGCCGTCTGGGCCGTCATGACACCGCAGGAGCGTGCGCTGTGGCAGAAATGACCCTTGATCAGCAGAGGGCCTTGGCGCTGGCCCGGGCTCGCCTGCGGATGCAGCAAGCTAACGCGGCTCCTTTAGAGCCGGCGTTTGACCCGACCGAGGGCATGAGCGGCACGGACAAGGTGCTGGCCAACATCGGCGGCGGCATGATGGACTTGGCCACGGGCGTGCGCCAGTTCTACACCGACATGACCGGCACCGAGGACGAGAAGCGCCGCATGCGCGCCGAGGTCGATGAGAAGCGGGCCCTGGACAAGAGGCTGGCCGAGTCCACGCCTGGTGGCTCCATGGTTGGCAAGGGGCTGCAGGTTTTCGGCCAGGTGGCGCCCACGCTGGCGCTGCCAGTTGGCGCTGCCGCCAACATTGTGACCAAGCTGCCGCGGGCACTGGGTTTGATGCGGGCCGCGGCGCCCACAGCGCGCCTGGGCACTGCCACGCTGGCCGGCGACGCCGCGCTGACAGGCGGTGTGCTGGGCGCGATTGAACCCGTGGGCGAGGGCGAAACCCGCAGCGGCAACGTGCTCGCAGGTGCGGCCATGAGCGGTGCCACGCCACTGGCCATGGCCGGCGGCAACCAAGTGCTGCGCCGGGTCACCCGTGGCGGTGGCGAGGCTCGAGCGGGTGAGCGCGTCGTGCGCGAGCTGGCTGACGGCGCTGACCAGCAGGCCGTGCTACGGCAGACCATGGACCGGCTGCGCCAGGCGCCGCAAGGTCCGATCCCGCTGTCCACGGCCGCCTCGCTGGCTGACCCGCAGCTGGCGCGCCTGGAAGCCGGCAGCCGCACGCGCAGCGGCGCCAACTGGTACGACTTCGACCAGAACCAGGCCCGTGCGGTGTCGGACGAGTTGATGGGGGCCACGCGTGGTGCTGAAAACGTCGCCACGCAGCGCGCACTGCGCAGCTCCAACCGCAGCAAGCTCTACAACCAGGCCATGGCCACCGTTAACGAGCCGGCCTTCTCCCGAGACTTGTCCAGCTTCCGGTCCAATCTTGATCTGGCCACGCGCACGCCTGAAGCCAGCAACCCCGCCGTGCGCAACATGTTGACGGCGTTGTCTGACGAAATCGACCGCCTCGGGCCTGATTTCCGGCCAGAGCACTTGGCAGAGATCCGCGCCAATCTGGCCAAAAAATCTCCAATGGTGCCGACCAACTCCTACGAGGCAGCACCCCGAGATAGTCCGGCCACCATGAGTGTTCTGCAGCAGGTGGACAACATCCTAAACAACGCCACGGGCAACCGCTGGAGTGGCGTGCTGCAGGGCTACAAGCGCGACAGCGACATCCTGCGCTCCTCCCA